GCTGTTTGTTCGACTACTTGCAATACTGCCTGGATGGCACCATTGACATTGGCAGAATTATAAACAGTACTGATTCCGTTACCTGCGGCATTGGCAAATGCTACTCCAAAGAAATCCAATTTTGGACCCATGGAGTTGACCGGTGTAGGTGGAGTGTACTGTGTGCCGCCAAAGTTACCAACATTGGATTGTATTGAACCATCCAAGACGTCGGTAGCAAAGACCGGTTGAGCACCACCACTAACAACTGTAATATAAGCCATTTTTAATCTCCTTAAAAAACCCCGAAACTAGTCCGGGGTTAGTCTACAACTATTTACTTCCAAACTAATGTTAATCTAATTAACTACCGTAGATTACATTAACTGGTTGTGTTGTGAATGAAGCATTGTTAGCGACGTTTGCTGTTGGAATACCGATGTTCAAGCCACCTGTTGCATTAGCTGTTTGAGCAGCCGCTACTAAGTTAGCCGCATCGTATGCGCCTGTTGGGAACAAAGCAATGTTCAATGTTTGTGGTGCAGCTGGACTAACTTGATACATAGCAACTGTAGCGATCTGCTGAATAGAAGTCAATACATTTGAAATGTAACCATTAGCGTTACCAGCGCCGGCAGCACTTAATACTGCGTTAGCTGTTAAACTGAAAAAGTCTAATTTAGGACCTTGAAAGTTAGTAACTGGTTGAGCAGCCAAGTTAGCTGTTTGAGCAACGGAACCGTTGAGTGTATCAGTAGCGAATACTGGTTGTGCGCCACCGTTTACGATTGTGATATAAGCCATTTTAAATCTCCTTAATTTATGGACACAGAGGTCCTACTTTTATTTAGTCTTTTTGGTAAAAAAGGAGAGCTTGGGTCAAGAAACTGGGTTGTTTACTGCACGATTGGCTCTAGTAAAGCCAAAACGATTAACGAACTTGGTTATTCCGCCTGGAGTAGCTATTACCCAGCCTTCTTGTCCCGGGTGCTGTAGATCTAACTGCTGTAGCAGATCCATTTTAATATCATGCAGTAGTACAAATGCTGTAAATGCCGCTGTAATACCATCCATGTTGGTTCTTGGACTCTGTAGATATTCTACAATATTCTTAAACTTTTTAGGAGTGACACGCTGTTGTAACCATGCACCAAAACCTGGCAACATACGGTTAACATCAAAGTTGGTAATTTCTGAATTGCCTACTAGGCTGTTTACATAATCAATACAGAGTTTAGGCAGGTCAGTAATTTGCAGTGCTCTAAGTTCTGCTGGGTTGAACAGGCTATTAATTGCGGCACCGTGTTGTGACACTAACTGTTTTAACTGCTTAACTTTAGCAGATTCTGTAGGCTTGATATTTTCTCTTGGTGCAATAGGTTCGATCAACAACAGGCCAAGTACTGCATTTAGTTTAACTGAACCCAATGGTTCTTTGGACGCACCTGGTTCGCTGAGTCTGGTGTGAATAGCTATACCTACTTGACTACCGCCAATTTCCTGGCCTAGTTTACTAGCGGCTGGAATGTTATATTCTACCGTGTTGGGTTTAAACACATAAGCACCCGCTTGCAATGGCGGAGTTTGTGTATATAATAAATCGCCTTGAATGTAACCTTTGAAGTTTTTAGGAACTGCGGCATCTAACAAAGGCCATAGTTCTTGATAAATTGGCAACAAGTCTTGTGTACGAGTCGCTGGCTTGCCCTGGGCTTCAGCGGCAGCATCACGCTGTGCCAAATGACGAGCTACCTGTCTTGGACTTTTAAACAGCCCATCATATCCAACTGCGGTAAATCCAGCTACATCGGTTAATACAAAATCACCATTGGGATCACGGCCAAAAATCACAGCTGGCTTGCCATCCCATTTGACTGTTACAGAAGATGCGGTATTATCTTTGAGATGACTGATATGATCTAGTGCTGTTCGAATTCCTGCGGTGCCGTTGCGGAACACTAGATCTTCAATGTGTTCAATACCTTTGGCACGGCCACCTATAGGTTGATCAGTGGCTTCAATCAAGGGTTGCATACCTTGATTAACAATGCGGTCGCGGAGTCTTGCTAAAAAATTTACATCACTATATTCAATATAAGGATCTGCACTTTCCATGGCATCTTCAAGGAATGGCAATCCTTCGCGCTCCATGTGCTGTTTAAAGTCTGCTAACTTGGCATCACGCTTGGGATCATTCTTAAGTGCGGCCACTATAGATTCAACACTGGCCAAATCAGCGGCAGTGGCTTTAGGATTCAACAACATCTTAGCAACTTTATCTGGATCATTGGTAATCAACTGATTGGTTGTACGATCGGCTATACCAGCATTTTGATTTAATTTGTAGCCCATGCTTTTGGCTAGTGAATTCATTAAGACATTTCGCTCACGGCCTTTGTATTGGCTGTTGGCGGGCATGGCACCCAAGACAAATTTGCTCCAAGGTACATCATTCATAAACATAAAATCTGTTTGTACATAGCCACGGTCTGGGCGACCATCTATTGGTGTTAAAAAATGTACCGCTGATCCAGATTTTTTAATATAGTCTTGTGGTTTGAATCCGTGACTTTGAGCCCACTGTGATAATCTAGCAATTAATTGTTCTTTGGTAACCTGTTTGGCATCAACTGCTATGTCTAAGTCACCTGAAGTGTCTTTGATACCTGTTGATCCTAGTGTATTATTTTGTAAGTCTAGTCCTGGTAGCATTTCCTCTAACCAGGCCAAGGTTGGTTTAACATCGCTTTGATTGATGCGCTGTGTTAATGAGCGATTGTCGGCGTCTTTAAAGACATTGCCGCCTTCGGCTAAATTCATTTTTGAACACCACCTTTAGGTTGTCCAAACATTTGTTGCAGTCCTTGACCAGTTTTGCTTTGTGCAACCTGTTGAGACATTTGACCAGCAGATCTTTGAGCTGTTGTCATTGGCTTTACTTTTGTTTTTTTAGTGGTTGCTGGGCTTGTTGTTTTTATTGGTGCAGAGGTATTGGTTGGGTTTGCTTGTGCCTGCACAGGTGCAGGTGCCTCTGGTTCTTTAGGAAATTTGGCATCATAGTACTGTTTTGCTTTATTGTCTAGCCAACTATTTGCCATGCCGGACAAACTGCCAGTATCTGCATATTTTTTCCAAAAACTTTCATTTATAGTTATTTCATGAATTTGCATCAGTTTTTCTCACAGTACGAGTAAATTTGCTTGGGTCGCGATGGTTAATAGCGTTGATCAATTTACGCTTGAGATTATCTGCTTGCTCTGGAGTATATGTTTCATCAATCTGCTCAAGCAAACGAATAGCACTGGTAATAATATTACTAGCACGATTTTCGATTACATGGCGGCTGTCACGCTCGGCATATAAACTTTCTAATTCTTCAAGAACACTACGAGTTTTCTTCTGCATTATAACAAGACCTTTGTTTGTAATATTTACCAGTTTGAGTTATGATTATTGGCTTATTTTTAGGTTGTTTTAATGTTGTTTAATAACTGTTTTAGCTTGCTACTGTTTACTTCGGCTGTAATTTTGCCTACATCTTCGGTGGGTTCCGGATTAGACAGCATAGTGCTCTTAGCTTTAATACTGTCTAGCAAATTAGCTTTGCCAAATGCATTGACTGGGCCAGCATCTTCGCCCGGATCTGTAATACGCATAGTTTCAATGTTATAATCCAAGTCAATCTTTTGTCCTACACCTGTTGAACTACGCGATTTCATACACTGAATTTGATACTTGCCCCGCTCACGCATAGCACGACTTGTAAAGATACCAAACACATTATCTGCGGTATTAATCTTAGAAATACCACCTGAAATATGACTATGGTCAAACTCAATTTCTTCAACTGCTGAACGATTCAACTGCGATGCCGTAACAAATAATACATTAAGTTCTTTGGCCAAGTTACGCAGTTCTTCAGAAACATACTTGTCTTTGACAAACAAATCATTGGGGCTAACTTTAGCTGATACCGGCATTAACAAGTCCAAGTAGTCACACATGATAAAATCAATTTTGATACCTGTCTGTACCTGCACTTCTTTGATATAACTGCGTATATCGTTAACTGTACTTTGTGCCGGTAGTGCTTTGATTCGATACTGTCCAGCTTTCTTACTTACTAACTTGACCTTAAGTTCAGTTTGATCGATATCCTTACGGATTTCTTTTGTGCTCATACCTGCCAACATGGCATCGGTACGCAGAGCACATAATTCTTCTGACAGTTCTAAACTGATATACACGCCACTAAGTCCTGCTTGTAACCAACTTAGTGCTATGTTCATCATGACCAAAGATTTACCAGATCCAGATCCACCAGCAAAAATGTTTAGTTCTCCTCGACTGAATCCACCGTATAAAATCTTGTCCATCTGTGGCCACCCTGTGCTAACTTGTCCACCTGAATTAAAATATTTGTTAATACGAAACTTTGGATCATCAAAATAGTCTGTACCCATATCTTTAGTCAAACTAATTTGTACTGCGTCTTTGATTAGTTTCTCAACCGGATCAAACTCGCCTTTTTCTAACAAGTCTGCTGATTTTAAAATTGCTCGTTCTAATTCTTGTCTACGAGTAAATCCTTCAAATTCAGTCATGAACCACTCACTGTGGCCCTCATTTAAATCTGGAATATCTTGTAGTGCTACTCCAGTTGAAGCTTTAATCTGTTCTTTAGTTGGTAATGTTTTATATTCATTACTATGATTAGCAATAAATTCTGCCACTGGACGCAGGGTACGATCAAAGTTTTCTGGATTGTAGATATTAGCAACACGCACAAAACTTTCTGCGTCTTGTAACATCATTTCTAGAAATAGCTTTTGTACATCAGTACTATAGTCCTTCAACATACTTTTTCCTCATTGTTTTCTTCTAAACTCCAAACTACATAAATTGAGTATCTGGTTATTGTTCCATCGGCCTGAGTAGTTGGTCGATGTTGTATGCCAGGAGGCTCGTGAGTTACTGCTAGATACCCTGTGTTATGAACATAAGGTATTGTAATTTCTCTGTTGTCTAATTTAAATGTTGTTCCATACTCTGCAGGAGCATCAAAAAGATATACCTGTAGTGCAACTTTGATTAGCTCATTATCAGAGTGCCAATCCATCTTAAACTTACCGGTATCACGCCAAATTTGTATTCCTAAATAATTTAGACGACTACCAAAATACTGTGTTCCTACAGTTTCAGTTATATTATTACATACTATATGCAATTCTTCAACTACTGTATCTCCATCCCAGGTTATCAGTTCGCGAAATGGAAGTTTGACTCGATCCCACTTGGCCTGATTAGAAGTTAGATAAGTGCGTAATTTATCAACAAGTTTTTTGTTAAACACATTGTTAACCAAATATAAATTTGGTATTGGTGTCAATGCCGAATCAACAACTGCTTGTTGTGCTTGGTCGGTAGAGATATCAATAAGATTTTGATCTATCATTTTTTAATCTCTTAACTAACTGTTTTTTTCTCATCTCAATTTTAATTCGACTAGTTTCTCGGTTTTCTAATATAGTTAGCAAGGTTCCTACTCGACCTAACTTAATTACTGCATCGTTTACATCTTTAATGCCTTCTGGCCAGTCGGGTATGCTGACTGTCCATCCTAGCTCTATAGCACGATCTATTAACTTTGTGCCTGCTTCATCCTGATCCGGCACTACAATAATCTCTTTACCTAGGCTTTTAATTAGCCTTGCTTGTGCATCATTAATATCTGCATGTAATACCGCCAGGCCGTTAATAGCTAATGCATCAAATACACCTTCAACTACAACGGCATACTGCCAAGAATCTCTTTGTAAATCTGTTCCAAAAACATAACCGGGCTGTATGTCATTGAGATATCTAGGATTACGATCATCTAAGAATCTAATAGTATGTTCTACAACTTGATTACTGTGTGTAAATGGAATTATGATTCCTTTCCTGGGCAAGGCTTTATACAAGAAAGGATAATCTAACGATATGCAACGATTAGTCAAATATTCTTTGGCGGCATCTGTTAATG